CGGCGCTACTGGCGCTACCGGTGCCACGGGTGCCACGGGCGCTACGGGTGCTACCGGCGCGACTGGTGCGACTGGTGCTACCGGTCCAGCTGGTGCTGATGGCGCAACCGGACCAGCTGGTCCTGGTATTGCTACTGGTGGTACGGCTGGGCAGCTTCTATCTAAAGTTGATGGCACTAACTATAACACTACGTGGGTTGCTCAATCTTCTTTGACGGTTGCACCATCCCAGGTTACTGGTACTGCAGTCATCACAACCGATTCACGTCTCTCGGATTCGCGCACGCCAACAGGTTCAGCTGGTGGTGACCTTACTGGGACATATCCCAACCCTACGCTTGCTACTACTGCTGTTTCTGCCGGTTCTTATACGACTGCAAATATTACTGTTGACGCCAAGGGTCGTATTACGTCTGCATCAAATGGAACTGTTTCTGGTGTAGTTTCTCAAACCAATGGAACAGTAACTACTGCATCAACTTCTTCCGGTGTCGTGCGCAATATCTATACCTCTACATCTAATCCATCTGGAGGAATGGATGGCGATGTTTGGTTGGTATATAGCTAATGGGCGATAAGGTTAAAGTTGCTGGTACATGGCGGGATATTACTATGCCATACACCAGGGTTGCCGGGGTGTGGAAACCAGCTAAAGCTGTATATAACAAAGTAGCTGGTAAATGGTATTCATCATTTTTACAGGGTGGTATTAATGATTATGGTTTTACTGATTATGATATTGCAAGTAGGGCTAATAGTACTGTGGGGTCTGGTTCAATTGGTGACCCTGGAATAGTTGTACAATCCGATGGAAAGATTATTGTTGGCGGTAACTTTACTACCTGGAATGGTGCAACCGTTGGGTATATTGTCCGCCTAAATTCTGACGGCACGAGAGATACCACATTCACAACCAATACGGGCACTGGTGCAGCTGGTAGTATCTATGCATTAGCTGTACAGTCTGACGGAAAAATTCTTATTGTTGGAAATTTTACTACTTGGAATGCTGTAACTGTTGGCTACATTGTTCGCCTAAATGCAGATGGTACTCGTGATACTACTTTTACCACTAATACTGGTACTGGTGCTGCTGTTCCAATCTATGCAGTAGTAGTACAATCTGATGGAAAGATTGTCCTTGGTGGAGCATTTACTACATGGAATGGTACAACCGTTAACCGCATTGTAAGACTGAACTCTGACGGCACGAGAGACACAGTGTTTACAACTAATACTGGTACTGCCGCATCGGTTGGAAATATTTATGCACTAGCAGTTCAGCCATCCGATGGCAAAATAATTTTAGGTGGAAATGTTACAACGTGGAATGGTGTTGCAGTAAACCGCATTGTGCGCCTTAATACGGACGGTACTAGGGATACTGCTTTTACTACCAATACGGGTACTGGGGCCGCTGGCGCCATCTATGTAATAAAAATTCAATCTGATAGCAAGATACTTTTAGGTGGAGGATTTACTTCATGGAATGGTGCAACCGTTGGGTATATTGTCCGTCTTAATTCTGACGGCACGAGAGACACTACATTTACCACGAATAATGGTACTGGCGCAAATGGTATTATCTATACACTATCAATTCAGTCTGACGGAAAAATTCTTATTGGTGGAGTTTTTACTGCGTGGAATGGTACAACTGCTAATACCACTACTCGCATTGCATCAAACGGAGCATTAGATACCACATTTGCTACAAATATTGGAACTGGAGGAGGTGCTACATATACCGCTTTTGCTATTGCAGTCCAATCCGATGGAAAGATTATTGTTGGTGGCACCTTCACCACTTGGACTAATGTAACTGTAAACCGTATCGTACGCTTAAATTCTGATGGAACAATGCCAATCTCAGGTGCTATAGATGGGTCTATTGCCATTGCGCCAAATGGTTATACTGGTTATCCAAATGGTGGTCCTGGATTTGCAGTCCAGTCCGATGGGAAGATTATTGTTGGTGGTGGATTTACTGCATGGAGTGGTGTAGGTGTAAACCGTATCGTACGCTTAAATTCTGATGGAACTAGAGACACTGCATTTTCAACAAACATTGGAACTGGCCCAAATAGTTTTGTCCAAGCAGTGGCCATACAGTCCGATGGGAAGATTATTGTTGGTGGCGCGTTTACCACCTGGAATGGTGCAACCGTTGGGTATATTGTACGTTTAAATACAGATGGCACGAGGGATACGACTTTTACAACAAATACTGGAACTGGTGCTGGTTCAGCTGTTTACTCAATAGCCATTCAATCTGACGGAAAAATAATTTTGGGTGGAGCTTTTACTACCTGGAATGGTATAACAACAAACAGGGTTGTCAGATTAAACGCAGATGGTACTAAAGATACTGCATATTCAACAAACAATGGAACAGCATATTCTGGTGGTGCTATTACAGGTATTGCAATTCAAACAAATGGTTCTGCAGTTTTTGTTGGAAATACTGGAGCAACAACATCTACCTGGAATGGTACTTCCGTTTATCAAATTTTTCGTCTCAATTCGGCTGGTACTATAGATACAACATTTAGCACAAATGTCGGGACAGCTGGTGGAGCAACCATTGCCCTAAGTGCGCTAGCCATACAGTCCGATGGAAAGATTATTGTTGGCGGGTCATTCAGCGCGTGGAATGCTGTTGCGAGCATTAACCGTCTTGTTCGCCTTAATTCTGATGGTACCCGTGATACTACATTTACCACCAACAATGGAGCTGGTGCTAATTCAAATCCTAATGATATAGTAGTACAATCTGATGGGAAAATTCTTTTAGGTGGCGCGTTTACCGCCTGGAATGGTACAACAGTTAACTATATAGTTCGTCTAAATTCAGACGGTACTAGGGATACAGCATTTACTACAAATGCTGGTACTGGTGCAAATGCAATAATCTATACGTTGGTAATACAGTCTGACAACAAGGTACTCGTTGGTGGAAATTTTACTGGATATAACAGCATTAATCGTTCTTATCTTGCGCGCATCGGTGGAGAAATTGCTATTTAATATAGGAGAAATATAATGAATATTATTGATTGTCCAGCATGTGCTGGTCCAGATAATGCAGAATGCGAAACATGTCATGGTACATCTGAGGTAACTCAAGATGTTTATGACGCATTTATGGAAAAGCGCGCGCAAAATGAGGCAACATGGAGCCTAAAGCGCGCTATGCAAGAGCTTCCAATTGAAAACATTCCAGGTGTAGAACAAACTGCCATTGTTGTTACAACGGTTGATAATAATATTGTTGCAACTATTGATGGGGAAGATTTATCATGGGATGATTCTTCTAATCAATGGGTCTAATATAAGGCGAAAGCTGTGCTAGACTTTGTTGCAATTGCTTCTAACGGAGGAGGGCAACTTTGCCTAAGCACGAAGAACTGTTTGACATTCCAGCGTTCATCGATGACCTGGCTGACCTTACACAATCAAATCGTGAGGTAGCTGAGCGTTGGGGAACGGGAAAGACTTTCATCCACAAGCATCGCCATCGTATGCTGGAAGGAGGTCAGACCGCGCAGCCGGTAAACGTAGGCAGCGTTCCACTTTGGAATCCGATAAGCAACGCCAAACCTACAATCGTCAAAAGTACGCAGAGCAAGCCGAAATACCTATCGGAGTGGAAGACGGCGATTGTTCTACCGGACCCGCAGATTGGCTACAGGAAGTTTGACGACGACACGCTAGACCCATACCACGATGAAGCGGCTATGGATGTGGCGCTACAGATTATTGATGTAGAGCAGAATGCATACGGCGTGCATCAAGTTGTTAACCTTGGTGATTTTCTTGATTTGCCTTCGCAGGGTAAGTATGCGCAGGAGGCTACGTTCGCTCATACTACGCAGCTTGCTATCGACCGTGGGCATGAGTTTCTTGCGCAACAGCGTGCCACTGCACCCGATGCTGAGGTTGTTCTTATCGAGGGCAACCATGACCGTCGTATGCAGAACTTTGTGGAGCTTAACGCCCTGTCAGCATTCGGTCTTAAACGGGCGCAGAAGCCCTCAGAATGGCCTGTAATGAGCTTGCCCTTCCTGCTTCGCCTAGACGAAATAAACGTCTCTTATATCGACTCCTGGCCTGCCGGTAAATGGTGGATTACAGACAATCTGCGAGCCATCCACGGGAATAAGGTGCGTTCAAATGGTTCAACTGCGGCAGCTTACACGAATGATATGGGACATATCTCGACAGTGTTCGGTCATACTCACCGTCTGGAAATCCAATCCCGCACAACATGGGACCGCATGGGTAAGATTCGCTCGATGGCGATTAGCCCCGGATGCCTCTGCCGTATCGATGGTGCTGTCCCTTCCGTCAATGGAGCGATTGGTGTTGACGGTCGCCCTGCTGAAGTTTTCGAGAACTGGCAGCAAGGTGTTGCCGTCATCCGATACAAAGATTCAGGCGAGTTCTTCGTCGACTTGGTTCAAATAGATGATGGTCGTACCGTCTATCAGGGCATGGAGATTCAAGCTCGGCTTTAAGGTTTGTGCGGTGGTAAACTAGATATCTACGCATTAAATCGAGGAGCTAAATTGAACGAGAATACTGACAACATCGGTGGTTACATTGTCGCGGTTGACCCTATGGACTTCCTGCAGTGTGACAGCTGTCAGTAAGTAATATGTAAGTAAGCCCCTCGCCACAAGCGGGGGGCTACTTCTTTGCCCGTGGTAAAATTGAATGCAGACTTTAGGAGGCATCATGCGTCACCCATCAGATTACCGTTACGACTCGAGCGACCCGTTCGGCTCGACCGCAGGTCGCCGCTACCCGCATACCGGGTCGGACTATTTTGCACCGATAGGTAGCCCCGTATACGCTATCGCCAATGGAACCATCAACCACATTGGTGAGACATCCTACAACGGTAAGACTGTCATGCAGTCCATTGACGGATACGGCTTGAACGCAGCATACCTGCACCTGTCAAACAACTCGGTTGTTGCTGACGGTCAGTATGTTACTGAGGGTCAGGTTATCGGCTACTCGGGCAACACTGGCTCGAACTCGCTCGGCCCACACCTACACATCACTATCTCAAATGGTGCAGCATATGATGGTCTCGGCTCGAAGATTGACCCGTATGCTTTTATCACATCTAACGGCGCAACACAAGCTGGCTCCGGTGGTGGCAACGCATCCGTTAAGGAATACCAGACACTGCTCAATAACTTTGGTTATGGACTTGTAGTTGATGGAGACCACGGCCCCAAGACGAGCGCAGCAGTACGTGATTTCCAGGCTAAGCACGGTCTGACAGTTGACGGTATCGTAGGACCGCAGACGCTTGGCGCTCTCCGCAACCCTGCACCATCCGGTCTTGCTGTAGATGGCAACTTTGGTCCGGCAACAAAGAAGGCGCTACAGTCTGCGCTCGGCGTTGCTGCTGATGGAGACTTCGGTCCGGTATCAACACGCGCGCTGCAGGAGTTTCTCGGCATTACTGCTGACGGCGACTGGGGTCGCATTACGACACGCGCCCTGCAGGGTTTCCTGGGTGTAACAGTTGACGGTGACTTTGGACCGCAGTCTGTACGCGCCCTGCAGGAACGTCTGAACGCTGGAACTTTTGTAAAGAACACACCGGCTCCGGCACCAGCTCCCGCTCCAGCCCCAAAAGAGGAAGCGGCTCCAGCCGCAAAACCAGAGCCAGCAAAGCCAGCAAAAAAGCCGGTCAAAGCAAAAAACCCGCCAGCAGAAGCAGTAGGCGGAATCAACAACAGCCTACCAAAGGAAGAAAAAGTGGCAGAAAAAACATACGCGGTAACAGCTGACCAGTGGAAGCTTATCGAAGAGAAGCAGGCCGCACTCGAGGCTGGCGCTAAAGGTACAGAAGATGACCTTACACAGTACGACTTGGCATCCGTAGGATTCTGGAACTACGCTGGCGAGCGCGTCATCAAAACATTCACCATGACATTCGCATCTATGCTCAGCACGACAGGAGCTGTAGTAGTTACAGCTCCACAGACAGCTAATGTGTTCAGCGAAATCGGCTGGTGGTACATTGTCAGCGTTGCCGGTGTTAGCGCGCTCACCTCACTGCTCGTTGCACTCTCGAGCTTCAAGAACATCGTTACTATCAAGAAAAAGAAGTAACAGCAAACCTATCTATCCAAGTGGCGTAAGCCCCAAGCAATAGAAGGGTTAGGTGAATACATCTACAAAGGAGGCCCCTGGAATACCGGGGGCCTTCTAGATGTCTACAATGCCGGAACAATGTCCAGCATGTGGTGGATATTTTGTTGAGGTTTCGGGGATATGGGACTCAGGTTTCACTGAATGCAAATGTTAATCTTTAAAATATTTCTCGAGAGTTGGGAGATGTCGTGTGCGTTTCATGTATGCGAGTGCGTGACGGATTGAGTCCATTGCATGATGCTTGCCCGGAAAGTAAAGGTCATGAGCCTTTAGCCGGTCATTATCAACATGAGCTTTCATGTTGTTCGCCTGAAGAAACACAGGTGTGCCAGTATTGTGCTGATGCAGTGTAAGCGCCCCCTCAATACGTAGCGGTGTCACGTCAGGGTTTGTTGTGCGCCCATCAAGCCGGAATGATTCTGACACTATGATGTCAAACTCGAGCGGTTTATTGTCAAACGGATACAACCATTCTAGGAATCCTTCTAACCCGCCAGATACTTGCGCCTGAAATACAAACTGTAGTGGGTCAACAGAATTGTATTCCCATACTGACAGTCCTGTTGTACCCCCTGGGTCGAGGCTAAGAAGTCGGAGCGTGTTCCGCACAATAAGTCTTACCGCTATAGGTGAACAGGACTTGAGGTGTTGCGCCACAGGTAACGCATGATGATTTAATAGTTGCGTTCACGGTTTTCAATCTCCCAATCACAGTCCTCGCAGAGAACTTTACAGTCACAGTTTTCGCCAGCAAAAAATACTTCATTAAATGTTGGGCGTTCTTTAGCCTGCTCGTGCAACCGAGTAATAAACTTGTCTAATTTTTGGATTGCCTCAGCATCTTCGGCTTCTTCTTGCTCAGCCCGTTCGATAAGGCGCTCAAGATACCATTTAGCTTTCTTCAAGTCTTCAAGCTGGCTATCTTTATACGGCGCACGGCATACGTACTTGACGACGTTACCAGACAGAAAGTCCATGTCCTGAGTAATCTCAATCACATCAACTGTATACCGAGTATAGTGATATGGGTTATGTACGTTATCGTGTTCACTCACTAGCGCCACGCTCCATTAAAGCCTGCGCATTAGCGAGCGCCTGTGCTGCACTAAAAACTTTAATCTTTACTGGTGTGGGTTCTTTATCACTCATGAAGTTTCTCCTTCAATTCTTTAACAGATACTACTACATTATTGAACAAGCAATATTCTAACTTATTATCTAGCCATACGGCTGTGAATATTTTTCCTTCTTTAAAACCCTGAGTCCATACGCAGTCTACAATCTTACCTGGAATTGTCATCCCAGCTTTCTGTCCAGACTTATATGTTTTAGGGTCATCCTGAAATTGCGAATAGCCGATAGCCGCAGTCCAACCCGCAGCAACAGCCTGCTTCTGCAGCTGCATAGATGAACGTGTGCGCTCTTCTTCAGTAGCTGTTCTACCGTGTACAAGAATCTCAGGCAATCTCTTTCACCCCATCACCGAATGTTTCTTTTAAAACCTTAAGCACGGTTGTCCCGCGCGGGTCATCCGTCTCGTAGAGAATCCATTCTAGCGCAGCTTTCAGCGATTCGATGGTTGGATTCTTCACTAGCGCATGGTCGCATATCCAGTCGGGCGACTCATATAGCGCAAGCACGCGGCCCGGTGAGCCTATGACTGCATCAACTGGAAGAATTTTTAGGCTTGTGTCCAGTCTGCTTTTTGCTGCGCGCAGCAGGTCGAGGTCCCGGCCTGTCGGTTTGTGCGGGTACACTGGGAGCGGTCTGATGTCCGTCATTTGTTTCCTCCTTTTCGATAGGTTTGCTTGCGTATTTTTTGCCTAGCAGTTTATCTAAGTCCATTAGTTATCCTTGTCTTTGATTACGTTTTCGTAATCATTTTTGATGAGTCCAATCAGAGCGCGGATATATCCTGCATCCCATGCGTTGCCCACATCATCATTTGCTGAAGCCTCTTCTTCGAGTAGCGCGATAATGCGTTCACGCTCAACCTGAGCGCCCTCACATACTGGACAACCATACTCATCATCCTCAGCCCAAAACCAGTTATGAATATCACATTCAGTTTTTTTACTCACTTATTAACCTCCAGCCATTTACCGGCCTTATCACTAATCTCCCTCAGTCTACCCTGAGAACACAAGGCTCCGATAGATTCCTGCAGGTCACGCACACGCCACGCCTTGAAGCGACGGTTCACAAACTCCAGTTTAATCTTGCCATCCTTAGCCTTGACATATGCCTCAACCTCATCACAATTACGCTCAAAGTCTGACGCACTAATCTTCTCAGCAACAATAAACAGATTCTTAACCCACTCCTCCGCAGCATGAATAGCCTGCAACACATGCTTAACATCAGCCTCATTCTTGCCCTCAACCAGCGCAAGCAGCGAAGCACACTTGCGGATTGTGACACCCATGCGCACGAGCGAAGGATTCAAAATATCCCAATTCGGGTCAGAGGTTTTCACCAAATTGGCAAGCTGCCATTTGACTTCAGTCATACGCTCAGCAGCAGCATCGGTAATACCAATAGCGATATGACCGCTACCTGTCCCACCACGAAGACGACGTTTAACTTCACCAAATTCAGCTGCCCATTGACGCGCCATCGGCTCAAACCCGAGTTTAATTTCCGTACCATCAGAGTCCTCCTCACGTACAGCGTCTTTACTTAGTGTACGTGGCTCACCAATAGACCACATGAAGCGCGCGAGAAACCCAGACTTAAACATTTCACGATTCAAACTGCGAGTAATCTCCTCGGGAGTACCCATCAAGTGCATAATGAAATGCGTTTTAGCGGCCTTCGCCATTTCCTTCTTGCCCGTGCGAAGCATTGGAGGAACAGTGCCGTCATACAATAGCGCCAAGTCCTCCATCATGCCCGTAGTCCAGTCCTGTGTAGACCACTGCTTGAACAGGCCGTGAGCCTCATCCTTATTGAACATAGAAACTTTACCGTCACGCTCGAGAAGCTTCTCCCCCAACGCATTAGGTGAAGCATTACCGCCCAAGTTGTATCCCTTATCGTCAAGGAACACTTCATCAAGCACGGTGCGCATCAGCTTCAAAGACTGTGACTTACCCGTCGTCGTCTCACCCAGCGTCATCGTATAAATGTTCAATCCCTCGGGACCATTCTTGCGTGGAATGTATGCGACATCAGAGAAAGCGCAAGACAATATAGTCCACGCATTGATGCGGTCATATGGCGCATTCTGTTTAGCCAACTTGTGGTTAGCCCAATGCATGTACTTATCAATCCACGACTTGCTTTCCAAGAGCAGCGACCGCTCGCCCTCGGTTAGCAGGTCAACGATACCGCCTTCAGTTTTCTCCTCCGGCGGCTCGAGACCCTGACCTGCCTCCCAAACAACTTCAGCCTGCGCCTTATTGGCCTCCATCATCAAGCCGTTAATGCCACGGCTATCCTCTTGACTCCATTTACGGCAGGCAGGCGCATGCCACGCAACCGTCAAAACTTCTTCATACGTTAGTAGTGAACCGAGACGGAACAGTTCGCACAAAAGTTTGTACCGCGCCTCGCTACGGTAGCCATCAGCACCAGCCTCAACCTCAGCAAGAGCAAGCTCGAGAACATCCTGCGGAAGTTTAGCCAACGCCTCAGCATAATCCGGCAAATCCTCCGGCTCTACAATCTCAACGACGTTAGAGACACGCCCCATAATCGGGCGCTCATAAACATCAATATCCTTGTAGGCTTCCTCAATATCTTCTATTGAATAGAACTCGCCTGTATATTCAGCAATAACTGCTTCAGGAAATCCGTGTCCCGTGTTGACAGTTCCAGTGACACGGAGAACCTTGTTTGCAGACCAACCAGAGGGGTCGCAACCATCTTCCTTATGGGCAGTGGTGATTTTATGAGCAAGCTCAGCGGCCCTCTTAGCTTCAACCGGAACATCCAAAACCCAATAATCATGACCTCGGCCCTTGGAAGTAACCACATGAATCGAAGGCTTGAGCCGGTAGCGTTCTGGCCCACATAAGTCTGAGTCCATATAGATGGTATTAGAAGTGAGGGCGTTCTCAGGAGTGCGAGCAATCTTTCCCTTATCGTTAACCTTGTCTCCGTAGAGGAGTGGTGATAGATAGACATCTTCGTTCTGGTGTGCTTCGACATACGCAACCATCTCCTCCAGTTGCTCTGGATATTTGAATGTATCGTAAATGTTGACTGCAAGTTTACCGGCAGCAGTCTTGCCTGACGCGCGACCAAGGAATGCGTTACCACTATTGCCCCCGAGAATCGTCTCGATAAATTGTGCATAAGTTTGGTTCACAAATCCTCCTTCGTGTTCGTCAGTCTATACCATCATCCCCAGTTACATATATATATTCCCTTGGGGCCTCGAGTCGGACTCGAACCGACAACCCCCGCTTTACAAGAGCGGTGCGCTACCAATTGCGCCATCGAGGCAGTGTGCGTTGTTCAGGTGTCGCACCCCACCTTTATACCGGGTGAAAGGAGATAAGCCCCGGTAGTCTAGAAGCCGCCCTCAGCGTTATCAAAACCGGCAGCAGCACCAACAAGTTCCTTGCGATGCTTAACAACTACCGACTCGACCCAATCCGTCTGAAGCTGACGACCCTTAGTGCCATCCTTCTTGTCGAACTCTTTCTCAATAATCGTGGCAGACACCTCAACAAGGTCACCCTTCTTGATGTCAGTCTCAGCAAGGTCGCGCCAAAGGGTTACCTTAATCTTAGATACATCACCAGTCTTATCGTACTCGCCTGTATCCTTGTTCTTCTTCGTGTGGTTCACGTACACCGGGAACTCGAGAAGCTGCGAACCTGCAACCTCACGACGCTCCGGGTCAGCGACAACCCCACCAGTAAACACTGCTTTAACCTGTGACATATTGTCCTCCTTAATTCTCCGAGCTACCAAGTGTAGCACGAACTTTCTTCAATTTATTTTGTGCGTGAGAAACCTGCAACAGTCCAAGATACATATCGAACAATGCTGGAATCTCATCGTGGCTAACGCTCTTCAATTCACAGAACGGAGCCATCGGTTCACCATGCTTATCATAATCAGATGGCCTGATGTGAAGCAACGCATACTCGCTGAACGCAGGAACAACATCCTCAATCCAATGACCATCCGTCGCCTCGATAAGCATTGCATCACACGCACCCAAAGCAGCAAGCTGCATACGATGCTCATCCCACGTATTACGTGAAGTTTTCACATCGAGAAGAGTGCGCACACCATCAATCTCCCACAACGCATCAGCCGTACCAGCATAACCATACTGGTGCGACCAGAATGTCGTCTCAGTTAGAATAGGCCGGATATCATGCTCAGATTTAAAGTCATCCCACTGTCCGACCATTTCCCAAAAGTAATCAGGTGCATTACGAACGTCAGGATAAGCACCAACGCCGTTATCAGCTGCAATCCAATCATGTACGAGCGTTCCCAACTCCGCTGCATCAGAGAGAACTCCAGCGCTATAGTTGCGAATGTCAGAAGAATCGCCAGCCAAAGCGTCACGCTTCCAATACCAGCGTAAGAAACCATAACCTTGCTCCTCAGTTCTAGATAGGAGGCCGTCAATATTAGCCACCGCATACGCGGCAGTATTATCCACAGCCCATTGTACGATTGCCGGTTTGTCTAACTTTTTTAGAACAGTCGTCACACCTGGAACTACATCGCCCGTGTGCGGGTGACGGTAGCCTGAGCCACCGTGACCCGACGAACGGACTCTGAGTTTCGGTTCCACTACTCGACCTCGCCAGCCTTGAGAGCCTTAAGAACATCATTCAATACTGCAACGTCAGCAGACCATTCAGATGCAGGCTTACCACCAGAGATACGCTCACCAATAGCGTTAGCTACGCTACCCTGCAAGCCGTTAGCCCCAAGGAACGCCTTGATTTCGTTGAACACTGAAGCAGCATCGCCCGTCTTAGCGTTAGCAATCTTCTTAGCTGTCACCGTCTGGACTGGAGCTGCAGATACCGGTTGCACGTCAAGTGCATCGGGGTCAGGCTCGCCAGTGGCAATAGAGAACGTCAACAGATTAGCAATCTTCTGTGCTTGAGTGACAGCCTTACGACCACCTTTATCACCGTTATCTGCTCCCTCAGCAGTAGTGACAACGCTGAATTCTGAGCCATCCTCAGTACTGATATACGTCGTGCGCAGTGTTACCACTGTCAGCGCAACGCTACGGTTAGCGCCAATCTCCCTAGTCACCAGCTGGTGGTCAAGAATCTCAGGCTTAACAATCACCTTGTGCTGAACCAGTAGCTTACTGATAACAGCCAGAATGTCATCGTTCGATACGAACTTGTAGCTGCCCTGCGATGCTGGGCCGATACCGTTCTTAGGGATAGTGCCAACGCCAGCCTGAATAGCCGCGATAGCTCCATAGATTTTAGGTACAGTCACCTTTGTTCCTCCTTTATTCGTTGTTGAGTCTACCATTATTTTCCAACTACCTTTCCATCTTTATATACTTCTCCGCCCCATACTCCAATAACTGGTTTATATGCACTGGCAAACCTAGCACACTCGACCAACAATGGACAGTCTTTGCACATTTGATATGCGCGATTTGAGGATGGTGCTTTATCTTCTTCGTAGTCAATCCATTTATCTGGATTCTTATAGCAAATACCTTGACTAGAATCGAATGCTTTTTCAAGTGGTTCCCATGCTCGCTGAGCGCGCTTGGGAAGTTTCAAATAATTCAATCCAGTATATGAACCAGAGCCTTGCGTAACTTCAACTGCAAGAATCTTGTCATATCGTTCTGCCCTCTTAGAAGATTCAGACTTGCGAACAGCTTCACGCTCTTTTCGCTTTTGACGATATGCTTCATACTCTGGAGATGTACGATACTTCTCATTGCGTTTCGCCTTCATAATAAGGTTGCACTCTTTGCATCGGAATCGCTTCTTGCCGTCACTGTGCGTATACCATTCAACGTTTGCACCATCAACGGTATGCCCTCGATGGCATTTATCACCCATCTTCATGCGACGAACACTATGTGAACGACGGTTACATTCGAGACAACGAATATAATTCTTACCATCGCGCTCATACGGCTGCACATTATCGTCAATAATCTTATGACCTTTATCACAGAAGTCGCCGAGCTGAATGCTTCCAGCGAACCCGCCGGAAAGAAGTGAGTAATGTTCTACACACATGCCGCCAACTGCCGACTGTCTGTCACATGAAATGTTTATGCAGCTCACGCCACTTCCTTTGCCTTAAGAGTTTGATTCATTTCTATTGCCCTCTGTAAGTGGTCTGACAGTACACCTGAATCATACGTGTTCACTGCAATAATTTCAATACTACGAACTTGATTCTTTTGACCTTGACGATGAACTCTAGCCATAGCCTGTTCGTTGAGAATACGGTTATCACTTCTACTCAGCCACAAGATGTTACGTGTTGCATGCTGCAACCCATCAACACCCTCGGCAATGGCAGCAGTAACAGCAACAAGATATTTTACATCACCATCAATAAATTGCTTCTTATATTCTTCCCGCTTGGCTTGTGATATCTCGCCATGCCAAGGCCGCGCATACTGTAGACGCTTAACAACAACGTCGGCAAACTTACGTGAGTCAGTGAGAATCAATGCTGGTTCTCCATCAAAATCATTTTCGAGAATATCTAGCATCGCATCAATCTTGCTCGACTCGCAATCCTCAGCAAAAGAAACATCGCCATTAACATCAACACTAAACATTCCAAGACTAGCTTGACGCAACCTAGCCCGTAATGTTATGGGAAATTCAACTACCAAAGGATTTCCCTGAACCCAAGTAATCATATCTTTTTCAAGCTGGTCATATGCGCGTCGCTGCTTAGAATGAAGCTCAACATATTTAGTATCTTCCACTAAATCAACATCAAGTTCAGACTCAATACGTATATAACACGGTAAGCTGGCAAAGAACTCCCCGGGATTTTTTTCGCCAGTAATCTTACGATTCATTGGAGCGAATCTATCAAACTCAAACTTGCACCATGCGCTGGCCCAAATGTTGAATGAACTGCATATAACATCACTACCCCACAACCACATGGTTACAGCCCATGCGCCCTCAAACTTATTACCAGTTGGTGTACCAGACATAGACATCTTGAATCCAGCATCAAGTTGTTTCAATGTTTTATATGTTTTCGATTTACGATTCTGCCCGCGGTGCGCCTCATCAAATAAAGCGACATCTGGTTTACGCGCCCATGTTTTTGTTCTATCTTTTCCATTCCACCCAAGACGAACAAAATATTCTACGCCAACAAAATAGATTCCAGGTAATTGCCAATCCCAGTCAGCCAATGCAAGCTTGCCTTCTTTCGTAGAGTTTATCCACCTAAATGGGAGCGTTACGCCTTGACGTTGAAACGTAACCTGCCAACCAAGACGAGTCCCAAGCGGAGCAATCAAAAGAATTGTTTCAGCGTTTAGTCTTTTAGAAACCTCTACGGCTTTGAGTGTTTTTCCAGTACCCATGGTGCTTGCGTTGAGTGCAGCCCGTGTTGGTTCTCCCACCATGCGTTGAATCGCAGCCTCTTGCTCGGGTGTTGGAATAAGTTTTTCCATTTATTCATCTTCTTCTTCGCCGGTAAAAAAAGAATGCAAAGTAGATATAAGCATATTGTTTTTACGGTCAGCCAAAGACACATCAAGCAGTCCCATTTGCACATGGTGTGGTAAGCCCTCACTTGCTATGCTTACATATCCATCAGTGTTTCCTGCATCATGTGTCATAGATGACAATGAAACAACAACCACCCAACCGGTAACAAATGAACCCTCATCTGCATTTTCTTTTACATACTCTGTAACTGCATTATCAATATTTTTTGTAGACATATTTATTCCTAATCTAAACGTCGTTGACCATTGGGCAATGTTACATAATTTTCTCCAAGTGGATGTTCAGTTATTTGTTTTGTTTCCCCCCTGATAATTGCCGTCAATAAAAGAAAACACCAAGCAAAAGCGCCAATGATAATACATGCGGAAAAAATTATTGCAAATATTACAAGAGTGATGCTAAGCATTTTGCATCCACTTGACGGCCTCCTCGTAATATTCGCCATCAACGCGACCATCAAGCGCAACAACAACATCATTGCGCACCGTGTAATCATCAGACCACAGCGGCGTATCTGATAGGAATAAAATCCCGCCACCATCAAGACGTTTAATAGTAAAGATGGCGCTGCCCGAATACTCCATAGAACCATGGTTGATATATTTAACCTTAAGTTTTTCTACACCATCCTGGTCTGTTAGATAGGCGTACACATCATCTAATGGGTTGCGCCCAACAATTTCAGCAACCGCAGTAGTTCGGTCAAGCGATGCCTGCATGGTGTTATAGTCTTTAGTTCCCATGGCCCGCATAATAGCTGACTTGGATTCCCCAGAATCGTAGGCGTAACGGATTGCAATATCAACCTGCGTCTGCAGATTGGACAATTGCTCGCGCATCTGTTCACGCAGACGATTCTCGAGCGTCATCTTAGCAAGCTGAAATGCTTGGCGTGCTTTAGTTACTGCATCAAGTTTTGCGTTAGTCATCACGCCCCGCATCCGCTGCAGCCCAGCCAGCCTCCTCAGTCCAGTCAATCTCAAACTCGACCTCATTCACCTGACCACAATGCTCGCATGTAAACGCGCCACCATAAGCGCCCTGCTCTCGCCAGCCCATGACATCGCCCTCCCAATACTCATTGCATTCAGAGCAGACACCATACACATAACATTCATAACCGACAGCATCCATCAGATAGCACCACCCATTTTTTTCACATACTTGTTGACAATTCCGCGCACAACAAACGTGCGCTCACTATCGGAACAGTTCTCAACATTCTCCCAATCCGATGCAGTCCATGAATCTGTCTCGACAAGAATCGAACCATCATCCCAAACACCATACGAACCGTCTTGTGCAAAATAAAACTTCTCTAACATCTTTACCTCCTTATGCCCAATATTCTGACTGTCGTTCATTCCATCTATCCCATGCGGCTTCAGCGCAATCCCAACACAATACATCGTCATAGTAACGCTTCACCGTATCTGAAAAATCACGTTCACATGTTTCACAATACTCACCCATTACGCTCTCCATTCATGCACTATAGCTGTAACAATATCTATTGCCTCTGTCGCCGTCAAGAACCCGCCAACATAATCTTTCACCACATCTTCCACCGCATACATTGGTTGAGTCTGTGTATCAAATCCACTCATGTCAATAGCTGGCATCATCTATCTCCAATCCACAATCCAAAGTCAATCGGCACTGCGTCGGGTGAGCGCTCACCCGAAGTGTCATTACATACACTCCAGGCAAACCGTCCATCTTCACCGACCCCACCATCAACAAACCCATACCAGTAATAGCTGTACCCACCAGCAGGAGATTCCTCTAACTCCATGTCGGTAATGATTACTCGACGACGGTCTGTATTTTTGTCCAACGAGTTCACATATGCGATAGCGTATTCACTTGCATAATCTTCCCACTTGAGGGTTCTATCTTCTAGCATGTCATCCTCCATGACAGTTGCAAATGCATAAAACATTTACATTATTCCAAGTGTAGGATACTACACATTTCTCATGTAGTCCATCCATACACCAACCAAACGGTATCTTATCGCGTGAACGTAACAATCAAAGCCGCCACTGCCAGCCCAACAGCCAGCCCGCCCAACCATGCGCCAAGCACGGCGAGATAATCTTCATTCAGTGTGCGCTTCTGCTTCAGCGGAATATCCTCAAACTTATCAACAGCATCTACCACTTTGACAGGTTCAGCGAAACCACGTTCAACCATTACAATTCCTCCAATTTATATAAACGAATAGACTCACGAGCCACCCCACTAACAGGAGTAAGCAACTCTATAGAAGCAACATCATCAGGATACTGACCATTATGTGCAGCCATGTACGCGATGCTGAACTGCTCGATAGCTTGGTCGAGTGTATGAACCATCAGCAAATGCGAATCAAAAAGTTCCGCCCCATCAGAATCATACGCGCGTATCAGATACAACTCATCTTCCGAAACATCAGGCGTATCGTCATAATACTCTCGCCAATATGCAAGCTCCTCTTCTTTACTACTAAACTCCAACACTTTCCTCCTTTTTCGGACAGTCATCATATGCATCTTCATCGCTCCAGTTACAAGGACACGAATCTTCACGCTCAATATTTGCCCACTCTTCATGCGAGCCAGGAATATCCCACTCACTCTGCAAGTAAGAACCGCCATCACCAGTTGACGCGGCAATGCCACCCCAACCCTGTTCTTCTTGATACTCCATCTCGAAGTGAACTTCAGGATACTTGGCGCACAACTTCTCAAACACATCAAGTGGTGGCGACCATGCCGTATCGAAACGGTACGTCAGCATGTCGTCAGTCGAATCAACATCAGGTTCACACGCATCCCACTTCGTACCCCAGTTGTTGCAGTTCCAGTTGTACCAGTTGTATTCACCATCACCAAGGCGTTCGCCCTTGACTGTTCCACTAACACCAAAGTATTCAGCCCACTTGTCCTCGGGTGGTGCAACAACATTCCAGAAACTAAAACCTGGACTGCTCATCTCCCACTTGCCCTCAGCCTGCGTGAACATATCATCCATCAACTGAATAGGGTGAGGCTTCTCAAGCTCCCCCTCAATGCGAGTAATCGTATCTTTATCCGCAGAAATAGTCAGCGTGTTATATACCCAGTTAGGCATTACAAAACCTCCTCAAAATCCATCTCGATACACGGGCGCAAGTCACTGTAACTTTGCGCGATAACATCCTCCAACATGGCATCAATGAAATAGTCAATCAACTCTTCGTTGCTCATGCTTGCATTTACATTTTCATATTCGGAAAGACGGTACTCAAATACAATACTTCCCCGAAAAAGCAGGTCACTCATCATCTACTCCCATCACCCACATATCAAATCGTTCATCCTCATCAGGCTCTAGTCGAGCCGCCTCATGGCAGCTATTACAACGCCCAACACCATCACCAAACGATGCAAGAATCTGCGTCAACATTCCACAATCAGCGCAAGGCTTTATGTCAGGATGAATCTCGTGCGGTTTATTTCCCCCACCACATGTGGCTTCATGCACCAACGTACCATCCTCTATGCGACGCTCAGAATAAAAAACACCCTCAACGTTAGACTCCCACACGCGCTCGTTACAGTTCTCACAATAAAGCCATTGCTCCACTACTCTTTCCTCTCGTAACTCTGCGACAACAAGTCAGCAATATCCTCTGAGATATGCTCAGGATAATATCCCTCGTTGATAATCTCGTGCAGGTCATCTACGATAGCGCCCCACACCTGCTCTTTAGTTTCATCCTTAGTATCAAACTCGTCAATCCAGAACTCGCAATCATCGGCTGTATATATTGTGTATGCAACCTCCTGCTCTTGGTCAAGCTGACTCAAGAACGCAACAACATTTTTTAGTACCGGCATCACTCCACCCAATCTTTCTGCACATAGTCCACAACCTTGCCACCAACCGACTCCGAGATAACAACGTTGCCATCTTTCACCACGCGAACAAGACGCAAAGCCTTAGCCTTGGCGTGGGCAAGCGAATCAGTGTGCCACAGTTGCGTCGTACCTTTCCACGTATCATCAAGGCTCACAATGTAAGTACCAACAGGCGAACATTCTTTACTACTCATTACCACTCCCACGTTTGTTCACTCGACCTAGCTTCAGCCCCACAGTCAAGACACTCAGCAAACACGTCACCATTCAGCGGAATGATAACGCCAACCTCACCAGAAAACCAGCGTATATTTCTGTGAGCGCACTCACTAATCTTCGTCTTCATTTTCATCCTCATCTTCCAGTTCCCGCACTTCGATAGAGTCCACCTCGCCGGTGTAATACCAGTCTTCATAATCCCAGCCCTGCGCTTCAGCACCAGTCCGGTCGTCAGCCTCCACCTCAAAATAATAAGTGACCGTCGTCGTTACGTTATATCTAGGCATTACTTATCCTCCATAATCTCAATCGAATCTTGCACTTCTCCACCGGTAATTTTGTCTGTTGCCATATCGAAATCACCCTCCCAAAACTTATTGTATGCATCCTCTTCAGTATCAGCTTCGACGATAGACCGATGCCACACTTCCTCAGTCCAATGTATGAAATATCTACCCACAACAATTTCCTTTCATAGAGAATGAGCAGTTTATACACATGCTCAGGTGTGGGGGAACGGCGGAACAGATTGGAGATGCCCCGCCCATCAGCCAGCTACACGCTCTTTGCTACCGGCTGGAGAAGATACTCTAAACGATAAACCGAAGAGTTGTCAACTGTCCGTCGAATATACAACGGCTTAGGTGTGCGACCCATCGGCGTATTGTTGGGTCGAACATAAAACTCCCACGGAACATTCGTTGCCGGAGTACGAGCAACGTCGAGAGGATGCACCAGTTTAGCAATGTCACCAAGATATTTAGGATTCACCGCAAACATTGGGATACCATCATTCTCGTCAGATACCGCCTCAACACTAGCCTCATCCAACATCTTGTCAATCTCGGGATAGTTGCTGTATTTAGACATGTCTATAC